GTGTGGTGTACAAGTCCGGTGGCAGCGGCGGCACCACCGTCGCAACACTGACCCTCGGCTACGACGGCGGTAACAACCTGACTTCCGTCACCAAGAGCTGAGTCATGGCCTTCAAGTTCAACCCGTTCACTGGAAACCTCGATCTTGTTGAGGTAGGAGCAGGCGGCGGCGCTGCCACTCCTGGTGGTGCGGACACCCAGGTTCAATTTAATGACGGCGGCAGCTTCGCTGGCGACAGCGGTCTAGCTTATAACGACACTGCAGGCGCCTTAACCGTTGGCGGCAAAACCGTTACAACAGATGCGCCAATCATCAATCTTAGTCAGACATGGAATAATGCAGCCACAACATTCACTGGGCTAAAGCTAAATGTAACTGATACTGCAAGTGCTGCCGATAGCAACCTGCTGGATTTGCAGGTTGGTGGGACGAGTAAATTTAAATTCATTTCCTCTAACAATGAAATAGCATTGCCTACGGCAGCAGCCAGCAGCATAAGTTTTAGGAGCTTCAGTCTTGTCGCCGCACTTTACAATCGAACTGTACTTTCATGTAATGAGAACGGTCAGCTATCTTGGCCACAAGGCATTGGCGTTTTAGGATCATGCGTTTTAGACTCAAGTAAAGCCATTGAGTATACGACAAATAGAATTACATTTCAGTCAGTGGGCTTTGCTGCTGATGTTCAATTAAAGGCAATTGATGCTGGAACCCTTCAGCTAGATGATAGGGCTGGTGGGCCAGGCAAGTTTTACGTTGTAAACACCTACACCGACGCCAGTAATTACGAGCGTGGATTCCTGAAGTGGGATACTAATGTTTTCAAAATCGGCACTGAAAATGATGGTACCGGTACTGCGCGTGGTCTGACAATTCAAACAGGTGGAACAGATCGAGTAACACTAGGTGGCACCAACGGTCTAACTATAGATGGCAGTGTTTCTCAAATTTTTGCAGACTGCACTACCTATTTTGCATCAACAACAGCTGCTGGATCCCGTGCGCTGGCGGGCGATGGTTTTGCGGTCGGGTCTGCTTACGCGTACTCGTTTTCGTCAACTACCGGAGCAAACGGTACTCCCGACACTGGTTTAGCCCGTGACTCCGCAGGTGTCGTCAAAGTAACCGACGGTTCCGCTGGCACTGGCTATCTAAAACTTATCCCTACAACTGTTGGTGCATTAACTGCAGCCGCAACTGTTGGTGCAGGCACTAAAGCCTTTGTGACTGACGCCACGAATACACTGGCCAGTCATCACGGTGATGTTGTAGCAGGTGGAGGCAGCAATTTTACGCCTGTCTATTCGGACGGCACTGACTGGAGGATCGGCTGATGACATCCTCTTCAAATTCCTCTTCCGATTTAGCCATGAATACGCTTTCTGTCACACTGACCAACACCCGCGCTATTGACGGGTTGATTTTTGCCGCCAATTCTGCTGGCATGTCACCAGAAGCCTACGCTGAACGACTCCTAACCACAGAAGGTCATCGCTTTGCCGATGCCAACAGCTACGGTGTTGTTACCAGTGCAGGATTCTTTGCTCGATTCACACCAGCTGAATATGCAGATGTTCTTGCAGCTTCTGAAGCGCAGAACGCAGCAGCTAATGCAGTCAAAGCATTACTTGATGAACTAACAGCAGCTGAGAAAGTTGCACTTGACGATCAACGTGTTGCTGATGGTCTTGCGTTGTTAGTGAGCATGGAACTACTTGCTGCTTCACGGCCTGCTGAAATTACGGCATACGACCGTCCTTTCCCCGGAGGTGAGTGACGACTCTTGTTTGGGAATCATGGACCTGATCCTACCTAATCGTAAGAAGCGGTGACTACATGACATATGCAGTCCCTGGTCGGTGCAGCCTTAAGCACGGAAGTTGCAGTGGCTAGGCACGGGGGCACAAGCTGGAATCCCCATTGACCGACCGCTTGGTGCTTTCACCGGCTCCGACACACCGCCATCCAAGCTCTAGCTAGATACCTTTAACCAACTCCTGCAACCTAATATCGTAAATTTCACTCAATGCTATTAGCTTCATAATCGAAATCTCTATCTCCCCCTTTTCCAACCGCGAATACGCAGCCTGACTAACACCCAGTCTTTCTGCAATTTCCGCCTGCGTGAACTTATTATATTCCCGCAGCGCTCGGATGCGCCGGCACAGCGTCAACTGCCTGTGAATTGCCAACTGCGATAGCCGTTCTTCGTATAAAGCTACCAAATTTGACAGTAACAGGTAAGATTTAACGTATGGAAACATCAGTAACCCGATATGATTTTGCGCCCATAACGGGAAGCGAGACCACATCGGAGGGTTATCTCCGAGTGTGGTGCCGCGCCGCCCGTGCAGGCACGCAGCTATATCGTCGTGCTGATGGTTCCCAGGTCCGCGAGTACCGACCTCCTGAAGAGGTCAGTAACCCGGATTCTTTATCTACGTTCGGGATGAAACCCGTAACGTGGGGTCACCCTCCTGTTCTTCTCGATTCTCTAAACACTAAGAAGTTCCAAACTGGCTATTCCGGTAGTCAAGTTAGGTACAACGATGGTTTTGTAGAAGTTGCGCTCGTTGTCACAGACGACGACGCAATCGAAAAGATCAAGAGAAATGATGCCAGCGAGGTATCCGCCGGTTACAAGGTCGATTTCGACCCAACCCCCGGAGTTACTCCCGAGGGCGAAGAGTACGCCGGCGTTCAGCGCAACATCCGTGTGAACCACATCGCCATCGTCCCCCGTGGCCGGGCTGGCCCGGAGGTTCGACTCTTGCTTGATCGTATGGATGCAGCCGGTGCTGTAGCCAGCCCGGCCGAGCAAGAAATGGCGCCCCAGTCCAGTTCAACTGCATCTCCCGTTATGGCAACCGTCAAACTCGACGGCCTGGAGATCGATTTGCCCGCAGAAACAGCTAGTGCGGTCCAGTCCTACTCCCGGGACATGGGGCGCCAGCTGGAGGCTCTCGCCACCGAGCGAGATGAGCTTTCCAACAAGCTTGATTCTCTGCAGGCCGACTTCGATTCCCTGGCCCTCGAAAAAGAAGCCGCCGAAGGTCGTGCCGACGCTCTTGAAGAAGAGCTCGAGTCTTCCGACACCCCGCGCATCGATACCGCCGAGCTCGACCAGCTCGTCGCGCAGCGCCTGGATACCCTGCAGCATTTGGCACCTGCTTTTGCCGAGGACTTCAAGTTCGACGGCATCGACGACGCCACGCTCTACACCCAGGCTTACGAGAACCTGACCGGTTCCGCACCTCGCGAAGACGCCGAGCCCGCCTACATCCAAGGTGTGGTCGAAGGCATCCTCGCTGCTCGCGTTGATTCTGAAGAGGAAGTCGACGAGGAGGAAGAGGACTCCGAGAGCGAAACCATCAATCAGGACTCCGCTGACCGCGAAGACAGCACCAACGCTCTTCGTGACGCACTGAAAGGTGCCGGTCGCGGTGCCACCAGCCCTGTTTCTGCCTACCAGGCCAAGCAGGCTGAGGCTTGGAAACGTCCCCTCACCGCCACCAAGTAAGGAGTCCCTTCAATGGCCGTAACTTTCACCCCTACCACTGTCACCAGTCCTTCTGGTGCTCAAGGCAGCTATCCGCTCGAGTTGACCGCTGGTCACGAAGGCATGATTGCTGATCTGCAGGCTTATGTGTCCCGCAGCTACTACAACCAGTCTGGTGCCGCTATTCCTTTCGGCTCCCTGGTTGCCACCGACAACACCCCCACCTCGAACGATCCGTTCGCGGTCGCCCTGGCCACCAGCGGCACCGGCGTTGTAGGTCTTGCCATTGACGGCATGACCTTCGAGGGCGTGAGCGGTTCTTCCTCTTACACCCCGAACCCCACCAACATCATCGCTGATGGTTCCTCCCGTATCGGCTACCCCGACACCCAGACCGTCAACGTCCTTTCCAAAGGTGTTGTCTGGGTGTACGCCACCGAAGCTATCGCCCTCGGTGATGCAGTGCGCTTCTACGGCGTAGACCACAACAGCACTGTATCGGGTGCTTATGTGGGCCGCTTTGCAACCACTGCTGTAGCCGCCAAGACCTTCGCTCTCACTGGCGGAGCTCGTTGGCTATCTGAAACCAGTGGCGCAGGTCTGGTACTCCTGGAGATTGACATCCCCGGGGTAACTTTCACCGCCGACACTTGATCACGGAGCCCCTCCAATGACTTCAGAAATCCGTAATGACGAGGTCGGTCTCTTTCTCGCCCGCGAACTGGAAACCATCCTGGCTCGCACCTTCGAGGTTGAGTACGCCGACATCAAATACAGCGCGATCATCCCCGTCTCATCCGAGGTGGGCAATGGCGCTGATTCCTACACCTATCGCGTCTTCGACAAGCAAGGCTCGATGAAGGTGATTGGCGATAAAGCCAAGGATCTGCCTCGGGCAGACGTGCTCCGTAAGGAGGTCACGCACCCGATCCGCTCCCTCGGTGGCTCTTTCGCCTACACCGTGCAGGAAACCCGCGCCGCCGCCATGGTGCCGGGCATGAACCTCGAGCAACGCCGCGCCAACGCTGTGCGGCGTGCCTACGAGGAGAAAGTTCAAGAGATCGCCTATTTCGGCGAGGCTCCTTCAGGCATGAAGGGCTTCTTCAACAACGATCAGGTGGACAAGCTTGTGCCGGACCATTGGTTCGACACTGCTGACATCACCACCGATGAGATGCTGCAGCTGCTCAACGAGACTCCTACTCGTCTTGTGCAGAACAGCAACATGAAGGAGATGCCCAACACGATGTTGGTGCCCTACGACGTGTATCGCGTCATCTCTACAACCCCACGCAGCACCACCTCCGACACCACGGTGATGGAGTTCTTCCTGCGTACAAACCCGATGATCACCGCTATTGAGCCCATCAACGAGCTCGAGGCTTCCAAGTCCGGTGGTTTCCTGTCGAAAGACAGGATTATCTGTTACGACCGCAGCCCTGACAAGCTGCAGCTGCACATTCCGCAGCCTCTCGAGTTCTTCCCCCCTGCGCGGCAGGAGCTTGAGTTCACCGTGGCAGCCCACGCCCGCATCGGTGGCATGTCCCTCTACTACCCTAAGAGCACGCTTGTGCTCGAAAAGGCCTGATAAAGGTCAGTAAGCTGATGCTTGCTTTTTGGCTCTTTCACCTCTGTAGTAATGATTCTCGTTTATCGACCTGAACTCGAAAGTCCTCCGATGGACAAAGAGTGCACGATTGGCTTCTCTTTCATTGAAGAAAGGGGGCAGCCATCAAACATCAAGGTCACGTCTGGAGTCAATCGTGATTTCCCCGAAGCCATTTGGGAGAAAATCAAGAACTACGATTACGTCAAGTCCCTGCTCAAACTCGGTGCACTCCGCATCGAGGACGAGGAAACAGCTGTGGTAGCTGCAGCTTCCCCAGCTGAAACTGACTCCCTTGCCGACATGCCTGTAACTCAGGCCATGAGTCTTGTGGAGGACAGCTTCGACGTTACCCAGCTCCGCCGCTGGGAGGGAGGTGAGCAACGCATCCGCGTCCTCAACGCGATTAACAAGCGCGTTGCGGCCATTTCGGAAGGTAAGGGCTGATGGCTGTCCCCACCTCAAGCGATTTTCTGACTCGGTTCCCCGAGTTCGGGGAGCTCACTCTCGCCATTGTCGAGGGAGCGCTCGCAGAGGCGGGGCGTGCCACCCCAGAAACGCAATGGGGTGAAGTCCACACCGAGGCTGTCAGCTATCTGGCGGCCCATAGTCTCTCCACCCGAGTGATGCAAGTCGGCCTTCAGGTCGGCAGTCAATCAGGGCAACCTTTAGGCACCGGTTTCAACGCCAGTCTTTATGGACAGGAGTATGAACGGCTGAAAGACACATTGCCTTTAGCTGGCTTCGCGCTGTAGCCATGGCTATTTCCGCCACCACTATCGCCAACTACGCCCCTTGGGGGAATGCTCAGCTGGCTTTCGAGGTCGGTGGGACTCAGATCAGCGTGGATCCAGCTACGGGAAACACGATTCAAACGTCTGAGACTGTCGAATACCTGGCAGCTCTAAACCTTGAAGCTCCTTCTTGGAATGGGCAGTCAGGTGCTGACAACTCTAGTTACAACTGCAGTGGTCGGTTATTAAGTCCTGCGCGTTTAGACACGCGGATTACCAATGGCAGTCAAGCTGAAGCCGTTATTAACGGCTATCACGGCCGTTTTGAGCTCGTTTTTGAGCTCAATATGGATAACGCTGCTTATCAGGACATTCGGCAATCCATTCAAGGCACATTTCGTGTAATCGGAGGTCCGAACAATGGCTAAGCGTCCGCTCAACAACCAGCTTCGCGCTGCCGCTGCCCAGGCAACGCAGCAGCTCGCTAGCTGGCTCGATACCCGCTTCACGGATGAGATTTCCGCCGCCAAGTGGGACTACCCCACCCCGCCACAAGTGCGGGACATCGTTGACACCGGCCGCCTCCGCGCCAGCCAGACGCGCGTCATCAATCCAGATGGCTCGATTACGTTCACCTGGCCTGTGGAGTATGCCGCGCAAGTCCACGAGGGCGGAGTCTCTACTTCTGGGCTCCGGTTCCCCGGGCGCCCTTGGACGAAAGTTCCTCTGGAGGAAGCCCCCGCACAGTTTCAGCGTTTCGTACAAGAGGCATTAAGGAGGCAGCAGCAATGACTGTCAGCACCGCATGCCCTCAGGTCCGAGATGTACGCACGACAATCGAGCGCTACATCCTGAACCTTTACGAGAGCGACGGAACCACTTTGCGTCCTGAGGCTGACTGGCCGGGGTACTACTCACTGCCTAATGGCACCCGTATCCCAGCGGTTTACGTCGTCGGGGTCTACATGGTGCCTTCTGACTGGGTAGTCACCGGTATCGAGTGCACGATTTCGGACATGCCTGAGATCACTTCACCCGGCTCTGTCGGAGCCGTTGTGTCCTTCGAGCGCTGGCCGATTCGTTTTACCAACTATGGCACGCAAAAGGGAACACGTATGACAACCACCCTGCTGGACATCAGCAGACGTTTGGCTCGCGTTTTCCCCCGGGACCGTGCTACCCCCACGCCCCGGACTGAGGCCACCTATGAGGCCTTGACGGTGTCCATTCTTGGACCCGTTCTCAACCCCCCGATCCCCTAAGGAGTACAAACCATGGCTGATTATGCCATCGGGCTGTCTTTCCACAAGGCTCACCGGACCCTTGTCCGCGCCGTGGACCTGACCCCACCCTGCCGTTATTTCGCTACGCGCGACACCGCCGGCCTGATTACCCTGCCCTCCCTTGACGCAGGCTCGAGATACGTCGAGATGCAAGGTGTGAGCAACACCAGCTTCGCCATCAACGACAACAACCAGGAGTTCCGTCTCCTGGGTGACGATGGCTGGGGTGATTCGCTGATCACCAGTTCCACGGTGCAGGCATCTGTGACTGCCTACTTCCTGAAGAACACAGAAACCCCTGCCGGCCAGAACTGTCCCCAGTTCCGCGGTGCTTACGAAGAAGGTTTCAGCCTCATCGAAAAAGCCCGCTACAACAAGGATTTCGAGATCTACGTCGAGTTTCTGAAGGAGCTCGGCCAGGCTTACGGTGAGTCCGGCAACTACATGTATGACTTCACCGGCTTCAACGCCGTGGTGATGAATTACAACGAAAACCTCACAGCCGAAGGTCTCACTGAGGTGACCTTTGACCTAATGTCCCGAGGACGTCCAGTATTTGGCCGTTATGACGCCGGCTCCACGCAGCTCGCCTTTGGTGGGGTGCAGTCCAGCTTGCTGTTCACTGCAGCCGGCTCCGGTGATCGCCGCTACGCCGTGGTTCCCGCAGCTAACGCGGACTCGATCGCTGTGACTGACGACCTCACTGTCACTTACACCAGCGACGGTGCGACTGCTCTCGCGCAGCTCAACCTGGGCCAAACCGATGGAGGTGGCTTCCGCCTCGAGGTTGCAGACACCGGCGTCCTTGCACCTGCCACTGTCACCTTGGGCGGTGTCGGGGGCAACGTGGTCACTATCAACCCCACTGCCGACCTGGCTGCTGACACCATCTACCGCCTCCGTGTGGCAGACGGAGCCATCAAGCAGGCCCTCGATGGCAGCGGTAACCCTTCTGCATCTGGTGTGCTCTTCTCACTTGAAGGTTTCACAAGCCTCTTCAAGACCGCTTAACCGTCAGACTGAGGAGGAGCCAATCCTTTAGCCCTGCTTTTGCAGGGCTTTTTTTTTTTTACGCAATCCGATGCAACACGACCTTCTGATGGACGCCGCCCACATGGTGTATGCGGTGAATTGCCAAGAACAAGACGACGCATTGCACTGCGGCGCCCTGTTCCTGGAACCCCTGA